TTCCGGCGCGTATATGCCGAGATTCCAAGAGGCAACGGAAAGTCGCTGCTGAGTTCCGGTGTCCTCCTTTATATGTCATTCGCTGACGGCGAAGGCGGAGCACAGTGTTATGCCGTCGCAACCTCTGTTGAGCAAGCCCAGGCCGTCTACCGGCCCGCGACCGTAATGGTCAACAACTGCCCTGACTTGCAGAACAGGTTCGGCGTTAAAGTCGCATACCTGCGCATCGTTCAAGAATCCACCGCCAGCTTCTGCAAAGCACTCCCTTACAAGCGTGACGGCAAACTGGATTCACTCAACATTCACCTGGCTGTCGTAGATGAGTTACACGCGCATGACATTCGCGATGCCTATGAAGCGATGGAAACCGGCATGGGCAAGCGCGACCAGTCTCTTCTCTGGACAATCACGACAGCCGGCACGAATCAGGCGGGCATCTGTTTTGAGAAACACAAATATGTGAAGCGCATCCTGCGGAAGGAATTGCCGGAACAGGACGAATCGTTCTTCGGCATCATCTACACCATTGATCCCGGCGATGACTGGAACTCTGAGGCCGCTTGGGCAAAAGCAAACCCCAACTGGAACATTTCTGTCTCGCCAGTGACCATCAGGGGATCAGCGTTCCAAGCAACACAGCTGCCTTCCTCGCAAGTAACGTTTAAGACGAAGCACCTGAACATCTGGGAAAACGCTGATTCCAACTGGATGAACATGCAGAAGTGGAACGCATGTCAGGACAAGAGTCTGCAGCTTGAGGACTTCACCGAGGACGATTGCCTCTTGGGGCTTGACCTTGCCTCGCGCCAAGACTTGGCCGCATGTATCAAGGTGTTCCGCAGAATGGGCGACGATGAGAAGTGGCATTACTACATCTTCGGCACATATTGGCTTCCTGAGGAATCGAACACGGTCAAAGAAGTATCGGCGGTAAAAGGCTGGATTATCTCCGGAAACATTGAGAAGTCCCCAGGCGACACAACCGACTACGACGCGATTGAAGAAAACATTAGCGAGTTCGCGAAGGGGTTCAAAGTCCGCGAGGTCGCATATGACCCCTACATGGCCTCGCAACTGGTCAAGCATCTTCAGGATCAGTTGGGCGAAGAAGCTGTAATCGAGGTCAAAGCTAACGTCGCTAATTTCTCCCCGGCGATGAAAGAACTGGAATCACTGGTTCTTGAAAAGCGGATTCACCATAACGACCCTGTCCTGTCTTGGAACATAGCGAATGTCGTCTGTCACTTGGATGAAAAGCAGAACATTTATCCGCGCAAGGGAAACAAGAACGACCCTAACTGCAAGATAGACGCTGCTGTCGCCCTCATCATGGCGATTCACCGCTGGACAGCCTTCGCAGACGAAGAAGGTCCGAGTTATGGCTCTGGACCCAGCATTCACTTCTTTGGCAGTCGTTCCCCCGTCCCAATGTTTTAGAGCTACGGAACTCATAAGCGTAGCCCATGTCTGAAACAAAGAAGAACATTCAAGCCCTGCTCACCATCGTTTCGGTGGTCAGCCTTGTCGCGGGTTTCGCAATCATCAAGATCGCCCTTGGCCTCATCACGCTCGGCGTGATCACTGGAGTGTTGGCGGTCCTCGGAGGTAGGAAGTAATGGGACTGGCAAAAGAACTCCGAGACTTCATCACTTCGTTTAGCTTTCCCGATAACTTTGCCGGCCTGTTCGGGAGCGCTCCATCTTCAGCGGGAATCTCCGTCAATGAAATGGTAGCTATGCAGTCCGCTGCCATCGTTGGCTGCATTCGCATTATCTCGGGCGTAGTAGCGCAACTGCCTCTCAACATCTATGAAGTAACTGGCGATGACGCCTCGCTCGACCGCGAAGTTGCATACGACCACGATCTTCAGTGGTTCTTGAACAATCAGCCGAACGATGAAACCGATGCGTTCATGTTCAAAGAGACGCTGCAGATTCATTTGCTGCTCTGCGGTAATGCCTACATCGAGATCGTTCGCAACAAGGGCGGGAAGATTGCGGCACTTTATATCCGCAACCCATTTCAGACATACCCGATGCGCACGAGCCAGGGCGACCTCGTTTTCTACACGACAGATGGGCTTAACAACGGCCAGCAGCGCCTCATCACTCCAGACCGCATGGTTCATATGAAAGGAATGTCCTTGGATGGCCTTGTCGGCCTGAATCCGATTCGCACCTTCGCGAAAGAAATTGTCGGTCTTGACTTGGGTGCGCGCATGTATGGTGCGCGACTGTTTGCGCACGATGCAAGCCCAAGCGGATACCTAATCGCAAAGAACAAACTGAAAGAGGAAGACCGTAAGAAGCTGGAGAGCAGTTGGATGCAGGGGCACTCCGGCGCTAATGCGCACAGGTTTGCCGTTCTGGACGGCGGCCTTGATTGGAAGCAAGTCTCTTTATCTCCCGAGCAAAGCCAATTTCTTTTGACTCGCGGCTACCAGAGAGACGAGATCGCAACGATCTATGGTGTGCCAACGAACATGCTTGGAGACTCTCGCACCGAGAAAGCCTCCAACATGGAACAGCAGCAGCTCCAGTTACTTAATTCCACGATCAAGCCATGGCTGCGACGCTGGGAGTCTGCGCTTGAGATGAAGCTCCTGCCCAAGCTCGGGCAGTCATCTGGCCGTTATCAGATTCGTTTCGACACCTCGGAAATGGAACGTGCTGACTTTGAAACAACCTTGAAGGCAATCGCAACGGGCCGTCAGTGGGGCATCTACACGGCGAATGAAGGCCGCCGTCTGCTGGGGAAGAATCCTTACAAGCCGAAATCCAATGACTCTGCTGATCTCCTATGGCAGCCGGTCAACATGATGATTGCTCAGGACGCTGAAGACGGGAAAGCGGACCAGCCGCAACCGCAGAAGCTCCCGAACGAGAACAACGATCAGGAAACCAAAGCGATTCGTGCTCATTCACGCACATTTAAGGATGCTTTCCACCGGTATCTCAAGCGGGATAAGCGGGACTTGAAGGCCATTCAATCCGCATTCGGGCCGTCACTTTTCGGACTATGCGACTACCTACAGATGAACGCAGACCCGGCTTTCCGGGCCGGTGACGATTTCCCAGCGGGGATTACGTCCTTCGTTGCCGACTACATGGGCGCTATGCACCAGCGGTCTGCCGATTGGACGGATGTTTCTCTGGCACCAGAGTTTGAACGGGCGGTCACAGCAATGCAAAAGGCAGTCTTGGAAGAAAACGAGAGAGGTAAGCAATAAGAAGTGGCAATTGTCTACTTCATCATGAATTTGATCAACGGTAAGGGGTATGTCGGTTGGACCGTTAAGACTGTGGATCAACGCTGGAGTGAACACCGGGGCGGTTATGGAAGCGCAGAGAGACTGCGCCGTGCGATTAAGAAGTATGGCTTTCAAAACTTTTTCGTCCAGGAAATCGAATCCGGCCTGACCGCTGAGCAAGCAAAGCAAATGGAGAAATGGTGGATTGCTCGGCTGGCAACATTTGGTCAAGGTTACAACCAAACGGCTGGTGGAGATGGATCAATTGGCAGAGTTTGGACGCCAGAACAGCGGAAGCAGATTAGTGATAAGAAGCGTGGCATTCCTTTGGGAAGACCTCAATGGAATACAGGGAAGCGGCTGTCAGCGGCACATTGCCAAAAGCTTTCTGACTTCTTATTAGAGCACCCAAGGAAACCTTGGCTCGGAAAGAAGCAGTCCGTTGAGTCCAATCTTAAGCGCAGTTTTGCGATGCGGGGTGTTCCAAGACCAAAGGATCTGGAAACACGATTGAAAATCAGCAAGACCCTGACTGGTAGGCTCGGAAGACCGCATACGGCTGAAAGCAAGCTCCGAATGAGTGAGAAGAAACGTTTGTGGTGGGAGAGGAAAAAGCAGCATGAAAAAGGAACAGCGATTATTTGCAGCACAAGTACGCAGTGATAAATCCGTCGATGGCACCCCCAGCAAATTAGTTGGATATGCCGCAGTCTTCAATTCTCCCTCGGAAGACCTCGGGGGATTTATAGAGACCATTGCTCCTGGCGCATTTACGCGGGCATTAAAAGAGAAGCAAGACGTTCGTGCTCTCTTCAATCATGATCCTAATAAAGTGTTGGGCCGTACCAAGAGCGGGACTCTTCGGTTGAAGGAAGATGAAAACGGCCTGAATTTTGAATGTGACATTCCTGATACCACATACGCTCGTGACCTTGTGGCAAGCGTCCAACGCGGCGACATCGACCAGTGCTCATTTGGCTTCTACGTTGTCGAGGAAAAGTGGTTTGACGACAAAGGGAAGGAAACACCTATGTGGATGGGCACTAAGCGTCAGATTCTTGACGTGAATTTATTCGACATATCCGTAGTTTCGTACCCGGCTTACCCGGCGACCTCAGTCGAGGCACGTGCCAAATTCAATTTCCCCGAGGGCAAGCCAGCATTGCGCGACTCTGACCCGGATGATTCTGAAGATTGCGATTGCGACTGCTCCAATTGCCAAGACGGTAATTGTGACGAGTGCTCGGCTGATCCTATGTGCGGCAATCAGGACGAGCAAGCAGCGGAGAAGAAAGCCTTAGAACATGCACGTTTGCTCACAGCCCGTTTGCGGACTTCTCTTCTGAAACGATAACGAATTCAAAATCATAACTTCCTGCTGCTCCAGTAGAAGGACTTTTCACACAACTGTTTTGGGTCCTTTTGCTGTTGTGACTTCGCCGGATGCGGCTGGCTTGAATGCTGAGAAGGCCACAACAGAGCGCAGTAATTCTCGCCTTGTCGCTTGAGTTGGCTCCGCGGAAACAGTGCTGGAGCGACTCAGATGTCCCAGAAAGATTTAAAGACCCTCACCGAAAAGCGCGATGGCATTCAGACCAAGCGTTACAACCTGATCCAAGAAATGCACGACCTCACCGAGAAGACTTCCTTCCCTGCAGAAGCGCAGAAGCGTTGGAACGAACTCGACGGTGAGCAGAAGACTCTTGAAACCGAGATCAACACACTCAACCGCACTATTGAGCTGCAAGAAGAGATGCGCAGCTTCCAGAAGCCCCCGGCGAACCAGCCCGGCGTGGTTCCTGGCGCTGTTGAAGCCGACATCCGTACTGATGTTAAGCAGCAAGAA